ATATGGGGTTCTGCTGGTGATACTGCGGATGCTGGAGCATTTCAAGGTTATATGTCAGTCCCAGTCGCTTTTCCTTTAGCTGGTGTAAATAATATCGACCTACAAATAGCCGTTCAATTCAATTCAGGTGGAAGTGCAACCGCAAGTGGCGGAGCAGTAACACTCTATTTTGAATAAGCATGGCTAAACCAAAACAGAGCTTAACCTTTACTGGAACAAGTAAAGCATTTAGTTTCTTAGATGACCGTCTCTTTGCTTATAGTGGTGCAGTAGCAATAGATAATAACGAAACGGCAGTAATAGAATCACAGACAGGAAAAGGCTATACAATAGCTCAATTTACACCTGTTTATTTTGATACTTCGTCAACTGATGATGTAGCGTATAAAGTTTATTTTAATAATGTGCAAGTTTATGGAACCGTAGTTAATGGTGCTACATCAGAGACACCCTTTACATCTACACACTTAGTTATTCCACCATTAACTTTAGTTAAAGTAAGTGCTTATAATAGAACAGATACAAGCACTCTGAATCTCGGTGCGATTATAACTGGAAGGATCTATTAATGGATGCTAAATCAACTGTGATTAATGTGAACGAAAGTGTTGTAGAGACAACAGGCAAAACGACAGAACAATGGTTACTGCGAATAATTGTCTTGTATTTGTTATTTGGTGAAAAGGCACAGGGGATGATCTAATAGTATTAGGCCCATCTGAAAGCGTCCTTCGGGTTAAAGAGGGATATATATACGGCTGGAGCGGTTCAAAAAGTCTCACCAGTTCAGCCGTTACCCTCCTTAACTATACTAATCCCTCTTCTTTTTACTTAACAAGAGTGACAATCGGTATAGATTGGTCAAGCATGGGAGCTGGTGAGGTTTTATCATACACTATTAATGTAGATGGGACAGGATTGTTTATTGAAAAATTTGTTATAACTGATTTTAATGCCGGTCAGCAACCTAAGATGTTAGAGTTTATTATACCTCCTAATTCAACGGTTAAAGTTCAAGCTACACAGTCAGCAAACAATGGTGCGGTATCTTGTATGCTGACAGGTTACAAAGTATGAAACTGCCCGAGTCTCAAAAGGATTTTGAGGAGTTATTGAAGGGGATAAAGTGGAATAGATTTATTCCTCCTATTGTATCTGTATTACAACCTGTTATAATTTTTGGTTTATGGTTAGGGTTTGCAAGGATTGATAAGAGAGCAGATGCAGTAGCTAAAATAATCGCAATAGCTGAACCGATACCAACAATAGATCTAAATATTCCGAGACCCGTTGTTTTAGCTTCTCTCTATCATTCAGTAGATGAGGCTTTAGATGTTTTAACAGATGTTATAGATTTTCTTAAAGATGTTCCAACAGCAGAGAAAATAATTGATGAGCTTAAAGAAGAAATCGCTCCAGACCCAATAACTCCAAAAGAAGGCAGAAAGTTAATTTCAGATTTTCAGGATTGTGTAAACGGTTATGAAAGAGATACTCCTACATTTTTACAAAACAAAGTTTCAAAATCATTATATGTTAATACTTGTCTATTACGAAAAGGATGGGGGGCTGATGCCATCAAACAAGCAATCAGAGATTGGATTATATGAGCGACGAAACATTCGCAATCATTTGGATCTTAAGCTTTGGTCTTTACTTTTTGATTTATACATTCTGGATACCCTTAAAAACGCAAAGAAGAATCGAGAATTGGTTAAGAGACAGTGAATCAGATGAAACATTACTATTAGCATTAGAAGTAATAGTAAAGAGAATAAGAGAGCAAACATTAGTTGATTTTGAGGAATTTATGTTGCCTCAAGCGAGAAAGAACTTGCAAAAGTTTTGGTCTGGAGCAATGGGAAATGTTGCTAAAGAAATGAAAAATTCTGATGAGGGTTCTCAAATGAGTATGATGCATAATATTGCTACCGAACTTTCAGGACAACCGTGGTATGTTCAAGCGTTAGGATCTAAACTTATGCCAATTTTGGCAAAATCAATGGAAGAAGGGAAAGAAGCCGAGAAGGTTGCAGAGGTTGGCATGGGTTTGCTTGGGAAACGCTGAAAACACCCGTTTAAACGCACACCAACACCCCAAACTCGCACTCCTAACCCTACCAGACCTTAAGCTCCTCCGTTAATCTTTCTGCCACACTGGGAGCAAGTCGCCGATACTCGTCCCCAGTTCACGTTGTAACATGAGCAGAGAGCCATTATAGTCGCTCCTTAATTTGATTAAGTAGGTCTAATACTTCACACTTCCAGCACATCCAAATTACTTTTCCATATTGGTTAGTATGACACTCTTCGCAGTTTAGCACTATGCTTCCTCCCATCGTAGACCGTCTGATGCTTTCCAGACCCAGTAGAAGATACCCTCTTTAGGCCAGTGAGATGCTTTCTGAAAATCCTTCAATAGATAGAAGGTAGATGTTGAATAGGATTCCTTCAGCTTAGGTTCCTGTTCTGGATGGTAATCGAACTGCTTTACTCCATCCTCATCGAGGTATTCTTTAGTGATCACTAATCGGCTTGTGACACGCACCCCGTCTTTTATACCCCCGTCTGTGTGAATCTTACATTCTTCTACTATATCCACAGTTACAAGGGTCATATCATCCTCCTTAACAATAAGGTAGGAATCACGCTTCTGCAAAGGTGCAGAAATGTCAGGCTTGACAAGTTCTCTGTTTTGCTCGTCCATATTACTACATAGCATGTCTGCTATATATATTTTCTGTATTACCAATATAGTTATATAATGGATTAAAGGTTAATTGATTATGCCTGTCGGGGTTTATCGGAAAAAGAACAAACGTGGAAAATTTATGTATTTCCGTAATGGGAAACTAATTTCCAAAAAATCCTATGACTCGTCCAAGTCCCGGAAGCGTTCTACTCGAAAGGGGGCTATCCGAAAGACATCCCGTAGGGCATACGTTAACACAAAAAACAGGAGATCTATGAAAAGAACAATCCCACATCCATCGGTTACAGGTATGGCCAGTGGACTCGCAATAGCTTCATACCTTAATGCTGGTAGAACAACCGATGTTTCGACACCTGTAGGCACTATGTCCGTAACTGCCGAAGGAGTTATCAAAGACATTACTGACGGAGAATTGGGTAAAGCCTTCTCTACTTTGTCAGGTAATGCCGTTTCAATGATTGGTTCTGATGCTGGACGAAAGACATTAGTAACTGCCGGAGGCATTGCTCTCTTAGGAGCATTTGCACGAAAGCAGTTTCCTAACCTAAAACTCGGAGGAAGTAAACTATACTTTAGACTCTAAAATGGCCACAACAATTACGAGAACATTTGACGCAACGCCTACCGACAAGACCTATTTCAGTTTGACCGATAACATGAGTAGTTCTGCACTTGGTAACATACAAGTCCCACAGGGAGCAAGTAGAATATCCAGAATAGACTGTGCCTTTGATACATTCAATGCAAAAGGAACAACTATTGTGGCAAGACTATTAGGATCTAATATGTCAGAACAAAATCTGGTTATATGGGGTTCTGCTGGTGATACTGCGGATGCTGGAGCATTTCAAGGTTATATGTCAGTCCCAGTCGCTTTTCCTTTAGCTGGTGTAAATAATATCGACCTACAAATAGCC